TATTGATCAATCTTTCCACGAAGAACTGATGGTGTAACATCTCCACCAGAATCATTAGAAATAATATGAAACTCTGGCTTGCCAGCCAAACTACTAGCATGCCATTTCTTTAACATATCTAGTTCGACCTGACCAGAACTCAACTTTCTGTGAGACCACAAACCTTCACCCATAATTGTAAATACACGGTTACGAACTTCCGTCTCACTCATTTCAAGTGAAATGATTAATGGAGACTTACCTTGTTTCCATGCTTGCACTGCAAAGTATAATGACAACCATGACTTTCCAATTCCTGGGTATGCGAGGAACACACCTAGTTGTCCTGGCATAATTCCAGCAGGCAGATAGTTATCAAATCCTGGCAGACCAGTCTTGATTCCGACAGAACCAAGTTCTTGTTGCTTCTTAACTTGTTCATAGTATGCAATCGCAGACTCTAAATCTGTAACATCAATATCACGAATTGCTGCTGTGTTCTTTTTTAATTCTGATGTTTTTTGAATTAATGATTCAAGTGCTGTTGATCCCTGACCATTCTGAACATCTGTTGCAGCAGATCTAAGGATATCCTTAAGACTATCAGTTAGGTACTCTGATTGTAACTCATCCAAATGGTGCTTTGTTGCACCAACATTTTCAGATGGAGTAAAGTCTCTGAACTTATCAACAACTAGTGAGACTGGAGGAACTGATCCATTGTGTTCTGAATAGTTACGAATAAAAGTCCAGATATCACCATGTGTTCTTAATAGGTTATCAACATTGGCTTGTAATAAAACATGTACTTGCTTATCTTCTAGAACAGCGGTAATTAGTTTATTCTCTGTGTTATTCACTTAACCACTTCCTAGCCAATTGTCTTCTCGTTTCTCTCTCTTTTAAATCATCTACTAGTTGTTGTCTTTTATCAATTATATCATGTGCATAATTTACAAAGTATTTCCAATTTGGATTTGGTGATACGTCAAAGTAATAAGCAATTAGTTCATAGCAATATGGTAAACCATATGATTCAATGAGTGCATCTGCAGCCCACTGTTCAACGTTAAGATTTAGTTGTGGCTTTTGCTCATACTTTTGTGTATGTAATTTGGAATATCTACTAAGCAAAGCCATTCGGTCTTTGCGTTCAGCCATTATTCCTCTAACTCAGATTTTGCTTCTGCAATCTTTTCTGTAAGTTTATCTTCAACAAACTTATAGACACGTTCAAAAGCATCATTTGTATTTTCGCCATCACGTCTTGAATCAACTACACCAAGATCTAGTCTGAGCGACTGAAAGTTCCCTAGGTTAAGAGTATAACCAAGTGTGACAGAAACCTTTGTATTTTCATTTTCCATTTATATCTCCTATGTTTACAACAATCATATCACAGCAACCTGTGATGTGTCAATTCTTTCCAAGAATTACGCTTTTAAAATTTTCATCCATAGCAACAGGAACAATACTATCAGTTGTTCCGTAAGGGAACTTGATTAATGGTAAAAACATTATTCCTCGTTTTCTAAAATGCTCTGGTATGTATTTGCAATGATCTGGTATTTCTACCTTAAACTCATTATTTGTATATTCAATTTTTGGGTGAACGATAAAGTAACCAGCATTAAAGCAGAACCACGTCATCCTTGCACCAACATTAACATTATTTCTCAAAACACTATAGTAAAAAGCATATAGTCTTCTGTTGTCATACTCCTTGTCTTGGCTAAAATCTGGAGCATCATCAAAGAATATCGTATCAAACTTTCCAATATATGACAAGGCTTTTGACCAAGAATCTTCAATAATTATAACTTTATGTGGCTGTGATTTAGCCCACTCTTTCAATCTTTCTAAAACAACTGGATCATTTTCAATAATGGTATGTGATTTAATATCATATTTTTGGATTTGGTTTGCAGAATATGCCATCCCAAAGCCAATCTCTAGGACATCCCCAAAAGGCCTTAAATGGTCCACCAGAGCCTCCATATAGGGCTTTTCCCACTCCATCATAGTCTGGTAGTCATTAGCCTCATCAAAGAGCATACCCTGGCCAATTTCATCATTTTGGTACTTCATAGTGTTTCTCCCCAAACTGGTATAAAACGACCATCTTCAGTCTTTACATATGTCAGTATACCATCGCCCATTCGCCTTGTCAACTCCTGCTTGCTTGGTGTAATATCATTTGTAATAAGATTATCTTTCCTTGGTCTGCCTATATGATAGGTTGCCAATATATCACGTATCTCTCTTACCTGTGATTCTGAATAATATGATCGCACTTGCCAACCTCTAGCACCACCCTTTTGAGAACCCATTGGAAAAGGTATAACGCCACGTTTCATTAATGATGGCATATATTTTTTATGTCTATTAACTAGGTTTGCTGTTTCGCCAACAGTATATGCTCGTTCTCTATTTTTTTTAAAATCTTGAATTAAGCAACTTTCAATTCTGTCTTTTGTAATATTATAAACAGACATGATACCGTTAGAGCGATTGAGATGATGTACTCTAACTAAATCTCCATTTAAAAACCAGACCTTTTTATTTCCTGGAATTATAGGGGCGTTATTGTAACCTTCGCTCTCAATGCTTCCTTTTTTAGTAGCCATTGTCCCTCTATCGAATCACTAGGTGGATGATAAAATTGTCTTGATCCACAGGTTAAACAAAATGTCTCTAAATGATCTGCCTTAGTATATTGGCGATCAATAAATAATCTTCGACGACATTTGTTGCATTTTAGCATTAATTAGGTATACCAATTACAATCAGGTTTACTGCAACCGTTAAGTTTCCACCAGTATTAAAACGCACAATTCCCTCTACCTTAGAAGTATTAACTGTCTTTAAAACAACTGTAACATCTCCACCTGCTGGTGTTCCACCAACGTTAATTGGTGTAGCAACAGCAATTGGTGCATACTTAAAGTCTGCAGGGAAGTCATATGAGAATGCTCTTTCATTGCCACTGTTAACAGTAGTATCTGACACAATGTCTACATAGCCACCAATAACTCTTGCTTCAGATGCTTTAACGCTTTGCTTTCCTGCATTAACTGTATCTACCGTCACATACTTATATGTAGATGGTGATACCTGACTCGAAAGATCATTAACAGCATTAGCAATCTGATAGATGTATGAAACATCCATCGGTTGCCCTCGTTCTGGTAGTGGTATCTTTGCCATATTTCCTCCTATATAATTATACCAAAGACTCTGTGCCTTCGTATATTGTTAACAATGTGTTGCGTTCCTTTACAATTCCTTCTAATTGAATTGCTACACTCACAGTACTTGTACCGCTTTTTAAAAATGAAAACCCATGAACATACGATGTTCCAAAATAATTATAATCTCCACCATCAAATTTAACAAAAATGTCATAGGCTTCTCTGTCGTCTTTATGAATAGAGTCTGTCCACACAACTGTGATTGTTTTGCTACCAACCTCAATTTCACCAGTGACTTGTGATGGTGCATTAGCAACTAAATTATATTGTGGAGACCAGTGTGACATTCTGTTTCGGTCTTCTGAAATGATTCTGTATCTTAAGATAATGTTGTTATTCTTACCCAATGGTGGCAAGTCATCCATTTTTATTGTTACCTTTTTGATACCTGCATCAGCCATTATTGAACATCCACCGCAAATCTAAACTCTAAATAGTTGCTTGTATTTTGTGACTTGACAATTGTTTCTGAGTTTGTATTTTTGATAACTGAGTATCCAGTTAAACCATACAAGGAGTTTTCTGTAGAAACATTTTCAAGTCGCATTGCATCTAGGCAAACATAAAAATCTTCTGACGGAGATCCATTTTCAATCACACATGCATAAATCTTTACAACGTTTATTGCATTCCATGTAAATGGGTTTGTCTTAAATAGTTCTTGTAGTTGCTTTTTAACAACGACATATCTGTTTGTAGAAAAATCATGTTGACCATTGCCAGTTCCATTATCTAGTTTAATTTCAAACTTAGCACTCTGAGCATTTGTAACTTGTGAGTCATCACTTGATGAAAACTCAACCAAGATTCTTACTGAGTCTGGAACTGCATCTGAAGAGGCTACTCTGTTTACAACTGAGAAAGCCAATCTTAACTCATCTGTTGGTGAGTTTTTTGTAAAATCAATTACGGCACCAGACTGATGGATGTGACGTGAACCACTTTCAACCTTAAGTCTTGTCTTTCCATCAATAGTTTCTGTTGATAGGTTTGAGTGATTACCACGAATGGCAACCACGTTATTTAAAAATCTACATCTTTCATATCTAGCAATACGAGTAGTGTCATTAAAAATTCTGTTATTGGCATTTGTATGAAATACCTTTAGGTCTACTGGAGTGCTTGTGTTATCTCCTGGAATATCGTATGATCCATAAATATCATTATTGTTACCTGGACCATTTAACGGTGTGTATATAGAATAAATTTGTGGTGTACCGTCAGATGTATGCTCTTCCCATCCTTCATTTTCTGAAAAAGAAAATACATTCTTGCTGTCATATGCTCCTGCAACCGTATTTGATCCTGCAGAAAAAATACCAACTTCTGAAATCTCATATCGCTCTTCTGTTGGAAGTTCTGCTGTAAATACAATCTTTGAGATACCATTTTCTGTTACAAAACCACGGGATGAGATTGGGATACGAAACATCTCAAAATCTAATGTCTTTTGAGCAGAATAATCTCCAAGGGTAGCATTAGATGCCAATGGCTTTGCTCCACAGCCAATAGCGATGTAAGAGGCATAGGCTGGTGCCTGACCAATTAAATATTTTGCTAGGATTCGTTTTCCAGTATTAGTAATCATTATTCCACCTCATATATTGTATCATTAAGTATGTCTCCAGCATTAAGCATCTGAACCTCTACCTGCTCATCATTTGCTAGGTTTATTACATTGATAATAACATTTCCAGTATCAGACTCAATATAGACAATTTCTCCATTTGGCCCAGTGCCTACATCTGGCACCCTGTTCTCAAATTTGATTGGAAAGTTTTTAAAAAATGTATCTGAAGTGTTTTGCAACGAAAGCACATTCTGAGGATTATACTGTAGATATAGGCTTGTTAAATTTTTAATTGGTTGATAAATAACATTTTGGCCACCAACAATATCATTACGTGCTATATTGATTAATTCCTCTGCACCAATATCTTCAAATAGAAGATCAGACATTACCTCAATAGGTACAATATCTTCTTCTGTTATTAGTAAATCTGGCGTTGCAACCTTAATGCCGTCGGTAGTAGTAGACGGAACTATTGTTGGTAAATTAGGTGTTGACTCGACCATTATGCAACCTCACTTAAATATACTGTCATTGAAGGACCGTTAGAACTTTTTTCATATTGAATATTATACACAACAAACCTTGTATCTGGAGATGCAACTATGTTTGTTCCATCATCGCTGTAATTAATATTTACGATGTCACCAAGTTGTAATGTTGGCATTGCAAAGATCCTTACCCCTATAGATTTTCTTGGCTTTGACACCTTATTAATAATCCAAGACATCAAGTTCTGAGCATCGTCATATGTTTGAATGTATGGAGCATTTAAAGAAAAATCTTTTTTACCGTATGTAAGCCTGCTAATCTTAATGTCTTCGTATTGCTTATCAACCTTAAATGGCGAAGATACCAATGTCGTTCCCTTAAATTGTGGATTAGAGAAATCAGAATTTTTGGCAAAATACTGATCAACTGTAAAATCATTTTGTGATTCTTGTGTAAAGGTAACTCCTTGAATTCTTAAATAGTTTCCGCTTCCACTGTCAAGGCTTAATGCCTTATCTGTTGCATTAAATATTAAGAATTCTGCACCATATGATCCTGCTCTGAAACCAGAAACTGTGTATCCCTTAATCTTATTAAATGTTGGAGACAACTTTGCATATAGTGCAGGGTATGCCTTATCATATCTTACATTGAAGTATGCTGCCTCACGCATGATGGTTCCAAACTCATCAAAATACATCTTGTATGCTGGTGGCTGAGCACCATCAATTCCAGACAAATATGTTCCCTGAATCACACCACTCATTGCATATTTCCTAAAAGCCTCATTAGTGTTAATTTCAGTATCGCCATAAATATTATTAATTGGCAAGTCTAATGAATAAACTGTGTTCTGGCTATAGTTTTGTGTCAACGCATAAATATTTTCAAACATTAATCTAGATGATCCACGAATAAACAATGCCATATTGTTGTACTTTGGAAGTGGATCTGTATCATCTACAGTAGCCACCAAACGATTGTTTATGTACAAGAAGAATCTTCTAATCTTGCCAATATCCAAATACTCTACACCAAGATCATAAACTGTTTGCTTGTCTTGCCCAGATACTCTATACTGACCCACTAGTGTACCTTGATCAACAAGTACTTCTGTTAGGCCTGACCATAATTTGACTGGAATTGCAACATCACTGGCTGCATCCTTTTTAATTTTATAAAACAATACATTTGATACACCTGAGTCTGTATCAGTATAAGCATCAACATTATTTTCAGTTAATGCTGCTAATTCAAAATAGTATCCGTTATTTGTCAGTGGATTAACCATTACTGCTAATCCACCAGAACTACCACCAACCTGAATACTCTTGTTTGGTGTTGTGCCAGCAACATTATAATAAATACTTGTGCCAATTGGAGTTTGCCCACGGCTTTCGCTATTTTCAATTTTGCCAATAATTCTCATGCGTGTACCAAAATGTCTGAACTTATCATCAAGTGGCTTATAGACATATGAGATATAGTTTAATGGCTTGTCGCTTGTTGGAAATGATGGACCGTTCATTACAAGCGCAGATGACTGAACTGTACCAGTTTCTGTACTCTTTTTACTATTGACTTCTGTTTCTGTTAAATACTTTGTAGATAAGAAGTTTCTAATAATTCCATTACGTGTAGTATTGTTTGCCAGTGTTTGCTTCATTCCAGCAATACCGTCTGCAGTTGCAGGTGGGGTCTGCGAAGTAAACAAATACTCTGACTTCATTTCACAGGCACGAACATATGTATTGTTTGACCAGTGTGATGATAGACCAGCACTGTGTGTCAATGGGGATGTGCCAAACTGACCTCTTCCATGTTTTGCGACTGCACCATTTTTTAACATTAGTACGCCGTCTACCTCTTCATAGTTTGGTTCTGAATAAATTCTTACAAGGCCAGTTGGGTAGATCTTTCCATTAAATGGTAATTTAGAAAAATAATTATTGTACTCTAATGCGCTTGTAATCCAAACATTTCCATATCCAGATACGTTGAACTGAGCAGCGTCATACTTTATAATTTCTCCATTAGCATAAAAATATCCATTGTATCTAGTTAACCAGGAAATACCCTCTCCTAAATCCATAATATTATTTACAAGTTGTCTGTTGACGACCTGCGGTAAATCGGAGGTTAGATTGGTGTTAAGTGGTATCGCACCCAACACAAAGTTTGACATGTTTCCAACACTTTGATTTACAGACTTAATAATTTCTGTTCCAGAGGCTTCCCATAAAAGTGCAGGCTTATAGATCCATGTTTTATCTTGATCAATCATGCTTGCTTGCTTAATTGATCCATACTGCCTCTGAATATGCTTTGTGTTATAGGTAATTCTTCCGTCATTAATAATGTTGTTATCTTGAGAAGAGATTTCAATTATATTTGCAAGTTTGGTATTTGTAGTTTTATTTGAGTATACGCCATCTCTAACAAAATCTTGTGTGCCATATAGCGTGATGTCTGTTTCTCTTTCAGTAGCAGTAGGCATAATATAATTTTTTGACATCATAACAAAGTTATTGTATTCATCAAAGAACATTGCTGTCTGTGATGAAACCGCTAGATCATTCAATACCTCTGCCACAGTCTTATCTGGTGGAATATAAAAATATGGAATTGTAATATCTGATTCGCCATTTAAATGCTTAAATACATAGTTTGAAAATCCCACTGAATCTAAGAGCAATGACACTGCATATGTTAATGAAGCATCTGTAATTAACATTTGTGGTGCTGATAAAGATTCAAAATAAAAATATAAGTCTCTCAGTTCTACTTGAACCGAACGTGTATTTGTATCTATACTTGGAAAGCCTTCAGAATACATCGTTTTAATTGGTATATAGTAGTCGTAGCCATCAACGTCTACAATAATTTCATAAAACTTAAATTGAATATTTTTTGAAATATATTTTGCAATAATGCTGCTTGTGTTGTTTGTATTAAAGGCATTGTCATAATCAAATAGTTTGATGGAGCCAGTGGATGCTAATAACTGTCCTACTGGTAATGCAGCACCAGATAAATCCGAAGCAACCTTATTAATAGTAAAGTCTGAGGTCTTTCCAGACAGGTCTACTGCAAGTCTTGGTGATAATTCTATAAGATCAAAAGTAGAATTGATTTTGTTCATAGTTTCAACAACAATACGAATACCCTGAATAAACTCAAATTCTCTATACCTAGTTCCAAAATAGTTGGCGTCAACAAATGTATCTAGGTCTGTTAATTCAGTAGCAAAGTTAGTTAGTCTATCTACGGTTTCTTCTTCAAGGTACCAGCCGTAATTTGGAGAAAATGTTTCATAATCAGATCCAGTCCA